TTTTTTCATTGTTTTCTTTTTGAAAATTTGTTAATAATTTTAATTATAAAGTTTAGATAAGAAATTAGATTGTGAGTTCTTAACTTTCTTACCATAAGTTTTTTTGTTTTCTGCTGCAAATTTATATGCAGGATTCTCTTCTACTGGAGCACCATCTAATTTTGGTAACTCTTCTTCTTCGTCTGGCTCAGCTGACATCTTAATTCCTTCTTCTTCTTGAATTACTTGAGATGCTACTGGTGGATACATTGCTTCCATCTTAGCCATTTTCTTTTCCATCTCTTCGATTCTGTAAGCCATATCTTCCATCATCTTACCCATATCTACTGATTTCTCACCTTCTTCTTCCATAGACTTATCTTCGTCTGCAGGAATTGGCATTGCCTCTTCAGTTTCTTCTGCCATCTTTAATGTTCCAGATTCTACTGAGTTTGGTTGAGTAGGTCTTACGTTCTCAGGTAATTCTTCACCTGTACCTTGTGGGATTGGTTCAGTTTTCACATCTGCCAATTCTACGTTTTCTCTTTCTACGATTTTACCATCTTCACTTATAACTTTAATATAAGTTTCGTTACCTTCTGTATCTTTCAACATTAAGTCATGAGTTCCGTTTGGAGCTGGAGATTTAGTTCCATCTTCTGAAACTACAAATAGGTCTTCACCTACATCGAATGTTGCAGATTCTACGATAGTACCGTCTGCTAATTTTGCATAAGTTAAAACCACTTCTTCTTTTGATAAAAGTGATAATATCTTATTTAATACATTTTTTGAATTCATTGTAATTTGTTTTATACCTTATATAACAAAGGTTGTTTTAAAAATAGTTATTTTATTGTATTGTATATCTGATTATTAAAGTTCCGTTGCCACCTGTACCTGCTTGATTTGGATTACCGGCTCTTTCTCCTCCACCACCTCCACCAAAACCATTAGTAGCATTAGTTGCAAAATCATTGTATGGTGCACCATTACCTGCATTAGTTCCACCAGTTCCACCTTGTGAGAATGCTTGTGTACCACCACCTCCACCACCACCTGAACCATATACCGAAGCAGTTCCATCAAAGTTATAAGTTAAACCTTGCCCACCATTTGCACCATTGGGTATATTATTTCCAGGACAGAATGGAGAAGAACCTGTTGCTGCAGATGAACCACCACCACCTCCAGCACTGGTACCTGCACTACCACAATTTCCTATACCTGTACCACCACTATTACCTTGTGGGGCACCAGATACTCCATCTGCTCTACCAAAACCTGCAGTATAAACTAAATTATATCCTGTTAAAGTTGTTGCTTGTCCGTTTTCATTTGGTGTTCCACCTGTTCCAACATTAATAGTATAACTACCTCTTAATAATCTAGTTGATACTAAATTAACACCTCCGCCACCGCCACCAATACCTGTTGTTGCTTGTAATACACTACCAGTATTTCCACCTCCACCTCCACCAACTAATAGTATATCTAAATTTGCACCAGTTCCTATTGTTAAAGTAGCACTACCGGTTGTAAATTTAAAAAATCCATAATTGATACCACCAGATGTAAAAGAACCTGATTCTGCACCTGTTGCAGTAGCTACTAAACTACCACCTATTGCTGAACCTATAAATGCTGTTGGTGTAAATCTCATTATCCTAAATTATTTATAGAAGTTGCGTATAATATTGAACTATCGAAAGTTATTAAACTAATTATATCCTTTGAAGAAGTTACAGGTGTTGCAATATAATTTGCACCTGCAGGGAAATCAAACGTTGCATTATAACTTACACTACCAGTTCCAACGGAAGGTTGAGTTAATAATAAGTTTACAGTTTGACCTGCTCTTATATTAGTTGCAGTTAAATGTGTTGTACTACCTGAAACTAAATTTAAAATAAAGAAATTACCTTCTCTTAAATCCATAGATGCAGTTTGTGATGCAATACTCATTGAGACTACATTACCATATACACTACCAGTTATTGTTTGACTACCTGTAAATACATTACTACCAGTAGTTGCCAATGTAGGATTTAATAATAATTGTGATGCACTAAATAATTCTAAATTAGCAGTTTCAATTGATAAACTTGCTGATGTTATTTCTAAATTATTTAATCTAATATTTGTTGATGCGGTATAAGAATTTATATAGGCATATGATTGACTAAATTGAGTTGCAACACTTGAACTAAATACAGATTGAGATGCTGCAGTCGATGCAGTATATTCATTAAACGATGATGTAAATAATTTTTGATTAATGTTTGCCTGTAATACAGATGAACTAGCATCTAATTCACCTTGAGTTGCATATCCACCACTTAAAGATGATGATAAGTTTAATAATTCAACTATCGATGCAGTAGCGGATAAGTTGAAACTATTTTGAGATGCAGAAAATGTATTGAATGCATTTGATGACTGAGATATTGAAGTTGCAACCGATGCACTAAATACTAATTGAGTTGCTGCAGTTGATGCAGTATATGAATTGAATGATGCAGTCGTTGTTAGACTTGGGTCACTCAATACTGTGATAGATGCAATTGCACCATTTACATTTGGTACAATACTAGCAGAAACAAAACCATTAAAGAATAATCTAGTAGATGTTCCTATTGATGAACCATTAACTAAGATTTGATTTATAGATGATGTAAAGTTTTGTAATGATGCAGTTGCTTGATTTAATTGTGTAATACTACTCCCTGCAGATTGAGTAAATCCATTAACACCTGTATTGATTGTTAACTGACTTGCAGTAAAAGAATTCAATTGTGTCAACGATGGTGCAAATGATGCAGTGTAAGTATTTAAATTACCTATTGATACATTCCAACTTGCAGAATCTGCAGTGTATCCAATCTCATCTACCAAAGAGTCAATCATATTTACATTGAATGCTCTTAGTATTGTAGGAGAAATATATCCTGTTGTATTATTTGGAAAAGAAGTAGAGTTGTCTACTTTTAAAGCTTGTTTAGATATTTCAGACATTTTATATTATTATTTTTTTAATCAAATCCGTTATCAAAACCAGGACCAAATCCACCTTGTACCGGTGCAGTTGATTCTATTTGACCAATACCTTGTGAGATAAGTGCACCCTTGCAACAACTAACAGAATAAGTATTAGAGTTTACACATAGACATGCTCTTCTACTATTCTTAGGAGATGATAACCCTCTAGTTGGCCCTAAGTAAATACCGCTATTGTTTTCTCTATTTACAGAGTATCTCAAATTGCCACTTCTACTATTAGACCATATACCTGGACCTTTATTCATTTGGTGTTTATTGTAATAACAACTAACAAATTAAAAATGATTATCTCATTCCTTTCATTGCCTCTTTGTGCATTAAAGTTTCTAAATGGTTTTTATCTGCCTTATAAGAAAGATATAATAAACACTTCTCTAAGGGTTCTTTTGTAACTAAATCTATTTTTGTAATATCTCCGCTGGCGAGTTCAATGAGTGTGGAATAAGCTGACCACTTCTTTCCAAAATTGACCTGATGTTGAGAGGCAACTCCGTCATTATCGTAGAGTTCAGGATACCTTTCACTAAGTCCGTTAACAAATTGACAAAAAAAAACAATGCACCGAAATGAATATCCATACCTAATTTTAACCATTTCTCTGTATCTATATCACCTTTATACGATTCAATAGAATACATTTCACCTTTCTTTCTAACAATAGGTCTGTAAAGTATTGACATTATCTTTGGCCAATTATCATCTATTTTTAATTCTTTAAATGAAGTAATATCGGCATATGCACCATAAGTCATTTGTGATAAGTTAGGTTCAAATCCATATTCCTTGCCATCTATCGTTATTATTCTTTGCAATGGTAAATCAATATTAGATAAGAATAATTCTAATTCGTATTTAATATTCACATAGTCATCAATAGAAATAGTAGATAGATATTCAGGTTTTAATCCACACAAATGATAAAACATCAATGCAGTCACTGCCTTTTCATCATCTTTATAATTATCTAATTCTTTTTGTAACTCCAACCACTTCTTTAGTGTGATGTCTCCATAAGATGTTGGTACTTTTAATTCTATTTCCTTTATCATATATTCATAAATTGTTTTAGTGTTAATGTTAATCTTCTAACTTTTGCCTCTTCATTCTTTAACTTAGCATCCATAGTAATTAGGTTTGCCTTCATATCATCTACTTGTTGTTGTAAATCTTTTGCATAGAGTATTAAATCTCTAATCTCATCTGAATTCCACATTTGAGGTCGTGTGTCTGTAAATTCTTGTTTCATATTAGTATCTATATTTTCCTATGCTAATTGCATATGTTCCTTTTGTTTGTGCCTTTTGTGATAGAGACATCATACATCCATACCTTGCTGCGTCAATTGCGTGGTCTAATCCACCTTCAGGTCTATCAGTTACATAACCATGCTTATCTGTTTCATATTGGTATGCATACATCTCGTTAATTAAATTCTGTGAGGTTTTAAGTATCTTTATCTTATAGTTCTTCATTACTGATATACCAAAGTTAATACTATCTTTACCTTTGACTACTGGCTTTGTGTTAAACCCACTACGATATAATTCTTCAATCAATCTCGGTTCACTACTATCACACCATATAGTCTGATTCTTATCTACGTCTAATTTTCTAAATCTATCTATGATATCATTCGTAACCATGCCCGTCTCATAAATGAGTTCCTCCAAATATATCGTATCACTATTCTTATAAATTGCAACAAGACTAGCAGGGTCAGAACTATAGCCGCTATCATAACCGAAACAAATAAAATCACCTTCGATATTATCACACAACTCAAAATCAAACACTGCTTTATCATTTGCAGCATATTCACCTTTACCATATATCTTCCATTTCTTTTCGTTAGTAAATTGTAAATCCTCAATTGCCTTAACTATTGTAGGTTCCAAGAATGAATTATCTCTATATGTTGTAACAAATCTTTCACAATCTTGTAATTTTCTTACCCAATGATATGGACTTACCGTAGGATTTAGTGCCATAATAATTCTACCTGTTGTTCTAATCATCAATTGAAATGCAGATTCTTCATCTATCTCACTACACTCTTCTAAAAATAATATAGTTGATTTTATTCCTCTTAACTTTTCTGCATCATCGGTTGAAACAAACTGAATAATACTATCACCATATTTCCAAATCCTATCAGTTGCATTGTAATCATCTTCTCGCCATATACCTAATGATTTAAGTATATCACTAAAATCTTTTATTACTGTCCTCTTAAGTGATGGTATAGTTTTTCTTACAACAGTTATAGTTTCAGTTCCTTCTATTGCCTTAACGATTAGATATTGCAGGATTGCATATGTCTTTCCACTACGAGTTCCTCCTATGTGTTGTGTAACTCTATTCTTTGCATCTAAGAGATGTTCAAATGTAATTGTAGTATTAATCTCTAAGTTCATTACTACCTGTTCTGTTTATGTTTATTGAGACCTGTTGTATTCTTTGGTCTATCTCTGCACGCATCTCTGTTCTACTTAACTTAGGCATATTAAATTCTAATAACTTAATTGCTAAGTCAACTGCACCTTTAGGGTCTTTCTTAATCATCTCTTCCATTATCTTTGGCAACTCATCTAAGACTTTGTTTGTTGCACGAGCAACTGACAACTTCATCATCTCAGTTGAACGATTGATTGCACCTACTGGTCTTCCCTTACTTAACTTATGTCCTGGTTCAAACTTTGCCATTATTTCTCATTATTTAAATGGTATATATTACTATTATAACATTGCAAGGTTTACTTTGTAGTGTATACCTCAATTAACAAAGATATCGTAATGGTGAGGAGATATGCAACAATGAGGACATATATAGGGTCACATGCACTATCAATAAATTTAACTAACGACTTTATTCTATCCCAGCCCTTTCTCATTTTCATAATTACTTATTAATTCGTATGCATACATTCCAACTGCAATTCCATCTTCATCTAAGATTAATAAGATACCACCTGTATAATCTCCTTTATGTATTATTTGTTTATCTCTTAACCATGTATAGTCAAAGTTAAAATGTGCATATCCATAATCTATTCTAGTATTCATAATGTCCTCTAGTATCTGGAAA